TTGATTGGCCTACACGCCAGAGACCAATGAAACCAATCCATCCCCCGCCGCCTGATCAGGCGATAGTAGACGACTACTTTCAGCTATCTAGAATTAAAGGTTTTGGTTCGGCAGCCTGGCTCTATGGGATGATCGCTACCTACGGCGTTCATCCGAAAGAGTTAAAAGATTTTAAATGGAATTTAAATAACACAATTAAAATCTGTACCAAAAAGAAAGAAATCAAACCAATACATCCTCAGTGGACATTTTTATTTCAGCTAAAAGAAAAGCAGCCTTCAGATATTGAAGACTGCTTTGAAAAGATTAAGAGCAAATTGAATAAGGCTATTGAAACACAAAAGGTTTCCTTGAACCTTACTGATTTACAGCTTGCATATCAGTTGAGGAAAGGGTTGTACCTACCGAAGAAAGAGGATCAGCAAACGCAATCCCCTTTTTCCTTAGTTCTTTCCGCACGCTATTAAGGTTCCAGCGATAGGAGTCACGGGAAAACGTATCTTTAAATGCGGCATAATGGGGTCCCAAACGAAGGGTTCCATCATCGCGCATTTTGAAGAGCGTTTTCTTGTCAAGTCCCAGGGACTCGCACGCTTTGTTGGCTGAAACCCAACCTGTTGATGCCGCCATAAAAATCAGGGCGTGTTCAGATATACACTACCGATATAAAAGGTTCTGTCAAGGGTCTTTATGAAATTTTAAAATTTAAGATTGGCTTAGGAATCTTAGAATAAGGTAACGGCAACTAAAGAGTATGTTCCATGACGAGCACGCGCCTCTTGCTCTGCTGGTCGAATTAACTCCAAGGTTAGCAAAAAGAAAGTTTAGAGAATCTATCTACGAAGAATGGGAAAGCAAGTGTGCTTATTGCGAAGATTTTGCAACGAGCCTTGATCATATTGTCCCTAGATTTAAGTCTGGGTCAAGTAATAGAAATAACTTAATTCCTGCATGTAGACGCTGCAATAGCAATAAAGGAAGTACTGAGGTTGAAGAGTGGTACAAGCAGCAAGAATTCTTTACTCAGGTTAGGATGGAAAAAATAAAAGCATGGATGTCACAAGAAGTTGTTGATATCTGTTACTACCAATCTTCAGTATTGAAACCGGCTGTGTGATATGGGAATTTCATATGATGCTGGTGCCCGCAGATGGAATGTTATTCGCGAGCGGGAAAATATTCCACGCCTAAGAACCGATTATCCAACGGCAGATCAGCCAATACCAGTGACGGTATCTGTTTATGATTCACCTCCTCCATTTTCATTTATAGACGACCCATACCAGCCTGGGACAACGATTACCAGATTGGTAGACTATGGAATACCAACTGATGAATCGGGTAATCCTCTTTATCCAACTAGAGAAATCAGGTTTAACGTAGATCCTAGAGACGTTGATAGGAATGGGGCGACTTGGGCTATTGCTGGTGCTCTACGCTCTCTTGGCGTCAATATTGACACCAATGTTTATGGAGGAAATGTAGAAACTCAAGATCTTGAGTCCGCTTTAAGTGGCATTGCAAATCCAGTTAATCAAAAAGCATATGAAATTACTTATTACAGTAATCGAAATAGAGATTTAAATGAAAGAAATAGAGTTGAAAATGAAAAAGTACAAAAGGAAGAAAATGAAAATAGAGCGAAGAATGCGGCTTACGATCGTACAATGCAAGCCGTTAACTCTACTCGCGGCGGTGACTATGTACAGCAAAGAAATTTAATTAGAGGTATTTCGGGAGTTAGCGATGATTTAAAAAGATCAATTGAAGATAACTTCAAAAGATACTACTCAACTGAAAAGCTCCAACCCTGGAGCACATCTTTAGGGGCTAAGCCACCCTATGGAGACTTTGATTCAAACTTTTACCGGAACACATATCCAGACGTAGCTGATGCCTGGCGTAACGCAGCAAGAAATGACGACTTAGATATTCTTGGTCGATTTGATAGCGAAGGTAGTTTTTATTTATATCATTACACTGCTACTGGTAGATACGAGAATAGACGCGCCAATCCAGCGGAACAACTCTCTGCTGCTAATTCTTATACGGAGAAAAGACCAACAGATCTCGAGATGCAACAAGCTAGAGATCTTCAGCTTGGCGAAGGATTACAAGGTGAAGTTGAATTAGCAATTGGAGAAAGAACACTTAGAGACGTTAAAAAATTCAAAGCATTGACGCAAGATGTTTTAAAAGAAACAATTGCTGAAATGAAGAAAGCAAAAGCAAAAGAACAAGAATTAGCAATGTTCTCGGGCTTTGGTGCTTTTGGTGAAATTACAAATTTAAACAAGGATCTAGCCAATTCAATTCTGGGCGATTCCGGAGTTGGTGGCGTATGGTCTTTTCTTGGTGGCAACAAGGGACAAGAGTCTTTAGAGAAGTCGCTCCAAGGAATCAGTGGAATAAATAACTCTGTTACTTACAACTGGCAACAGTGGTTTGATAATGCGTTGAAAACACGTTACGACGAAGAGATACAACTCGGCCTTGATGCTGGAACGGCAAGTGAAAACTTAAAAATTGAAGGGCAGTTTGCCAGAAAGTTTTTAGATACTTATCTGATTCCTCGCTTTAATCAATCGAAATCAATGAACGAATTTGTTGATTACATTGACGTTAAAGAAGATGAACAGAACCCATTTCAAACACAAGATCTTGCTAACGCTGCCAAGCAGATTGCCGATCTTAAAGCAACACAATATCTTAATGAAATTCAAAATGCTGCCACTCGTTATTTTAATGCTGATTTTTATATCAACCCAACGGGGAATATTGGCAAGCAAGAAGTTTATTCAGAACAAGCTAGAACTGTTCAAGGAGATTGGGAAGCAGCAAAGCGTGGAGATCCTTATTGGACCTCTCAGGCGTATCGTTTTGGTGTAGATGTTAATAATAAGGAGCAGTTTGCGAAGATGCATTATCAGATCAGAGGTCAAGGGCGAGGGTATGATTCCGCTGAAGATTATTTAAATGCTGGTAAAATCAATGACTTTATTTATAACGATATTCTTCCGGCTGTAAAAAATAAAGTTGAGAATACTGAGTTAGTGTTTGGACCTTTCCTCTTGCCTGAAGAGTTTGCAGATGAGATGTTAAAAGGCTTGAATCCAGACGACAAGACAACATGGGAAGACGTATTAAAAAGATATGGACTTACTGATTTCAAAGGAACAATCGATGACTTACGCGCATATATTGTTGAAGCATTAAGAACGGGATCAGCACAGGAAATCCGTGAGAACATCAAGTATCTTAATGAAAAAAGACAAAAACCCACCCAAGAACTTTTAGGTGTTACTTATATTGAGCGACCAGAAGATTACAAGCCTGATGCCACAATTAAAGCAAATACTGAACTTTATAAAATATTTCAATCCTCTGGGTTCCAGGGAACAGAAGATGAGTTTTACGAAAACTTTTTCCCTGATATAGATAGGTCTGAACAAATTGCCTTAACAAAAGCAGGCAGGGATGAAGCGTTAAAAACTACAGGTCTAGATCTTGAAAACCCATATGCCTCTCTTGAGACTCTTGAAAGTTTCTTTGATACAGGCACAGAAGATACAGAAGAAACGTCTGAGCCAAGTACAAGTTATTTTACAATTGACTTAGATGAAGAACTACCAGGAAAATCTAAATCTGGTCAAGGCTTCCTGGATGAGTTCACTTCTTTATTTAAGGGATTTGGTTGATGCCTGATAAACGTAAAAAAGCTGCTACTGCGGCAAAATTACACAAGGACTCAATGCCTTGCAACAAACCAAAGAAAACCCCTGGGCACCCCACAAAATCCCATGTAGTTAAAGCGTGTGAGAGTGGAAAAGAAAAAATTATTCGCTTTGGCCAACAAGGAGTTAGTGGCAGTCCCAAAAAAGAAGGTGAATCAGAATCATATCGCAAACGCAGAGAAAGTTTTAAAGCTAGGCACTCCAAAAATATTGCCAAAGGAAAAATGTCCGCTGCCTATTGGGCAAATCGTGAAAAATGGTGACTTAAATGGGTAAAGTAAAAGGCAACACGATTCAGAAAAAAGAATCACAACCCAAGCTCACGAGGCAAGGTCAAGGACAGAATTCCAAACCTTCTCATGGACGTAAAAAGTCCAGGGGGCAAGGCAAAGGTTAACACTTTAATTTAATTAACACTATTATGGAGAGTAATTGCTGTACTTTCCATGGCCGATTTTTTGCGTGCCATTAACATCATCAAAAAATATGAGGGATATAGCGAAAAAGCATACCCGGATGTAAGCACAGGTTGCGCTCCCTATACTTTTGGTTATGGAACACAGTATTATCCAGACGGTTCCCCAGTAAAACAAGGACATCGCTGTACACAACACAAAGCTCTTGAATACTTGCTTCACGAAGTAGAGCTTATTGATGATGAGCTGACACGTTTAAATCTGGGTCTTGACCCTTCCATGAGGGAAGCTCTTATTTCTTTTATTCATTCCATCGGATGGGAGCCATTCCTTTACAGTGAAATTATTGACGCAATTGAAAACGAAAATTGGGGTCAAGCGGCAGAAGAAATCACCCATTGGATTTTTGATCCGTACCACAAGGTGATTGGCGGCCTGGTAGATAGACGTAGAGAAGAAGCCCACCTGTTTCTCCTGGAAGTCAAGAAGCCAGTTTGTCAGCCCGGTGAGATTTTGCTTAACGCATTCAGAACTTATTCGGGTGCCAAACATCAAATCCAGGCGATCAGAAACCTGGAAGCAAACAGCAATCCCTATATTTTGGCAGAGTTCTCAAACTGTTTTAGTAAGGAGCATTTCTTAGAATCAGACATCGACTACGAAGAAACCGATACCGAGTTTGCTTCTTGGGATTAGAATATTTGGAGATCAGCAAACAGAAATGGAAGAGACAGTTCGTCCCCGCGAATTAGAGCTACCGCTTCAATTGCAGTTTGCAATGCGTAAAGCAGAGCTGGAAGCCCAAGAAATGACTTGGGATCAACTTTACGCTGCTCTTTTAAACCTTTATCAGCGCCGTCTGATCGAGTGGGCTGCTGTTAAGGATATTCTTGCTGACGAAAATATTGAACTTGAATTTGATTTGCCAACCCAACTGGAATTAGTTGAGCTGGCAATGATGTGCGAAGGAGATGAAGATGATGAGGATGATGAAGATGACGATAGAGAATATTCTGTTTTCTAGGAAAGCTTATCGATAAGCCTTTCAAGATACCACTTTGCCTTCATAGCGTCCTTCTTGGGATCTTCTTTATCCCACATTCGATCTATGTACTTGATGATTTGCCACTGAAGACCACCAAGTACAGCATCTGGCGCAAACTGAACAGCGTCTTCAATTTTATCAATTGTTTCAACTTTCTTTTTTGAGTTGGCATAATGCGGTGGATGATTCACCATGTCAACTTTTGGCGTGGGCATGGGACAAAACCCATCCGTGCACCCAGAAAAAACAGTAGGTGAGTCTAAAAAGACAATTGAGTCCAGTGTCGAATCTACCGGCTCAAACCACGTCTTTTGCGAGATTGCTCCATCTCCT